TTCCGAGAAATTGGGAGATCACTCGAATCCACGTACAAAGGTGCTCACGAAGCCGAAAGAAATCCATCACGGTTACCCGAACTGGACGTTCCAAAAAATGACACCTCAGTCCAGATAGCAAGAGATCCACTCCGTGCGTCGGATCGTGTGGATCCAGCCGTCAACCCCCCGGCGGCTGGGTCCACTTCAGACGACCGAACGAACGAAAACTACCCGCCGTGGGTACCGTGGGCCGTCGCTGCCGGGGCCGGAGTTTGGGGATTTTCGAGGAAGCCGAAATGAGCAAAACCGAATCGCTCATCCATAGTCGTCGCGTGTGGCTGGCCGTTGCCGGCGTCGCGATTGCATTCTCCGAAGAACTCGGCTTGTCGATCCCGCCGGAGACCATCGAGCAGATTGTGATGATCATCGCGGCGTGGATTATCGGTGATTCACTTCGGAAGACAGAGGAAAAAATCAAAGGCAAACCGCAGGGGGATTCAAAAAGTAACCAGTAACGGAAGGTAATCCACATCGAACATGCTTGAAAATTCATTACCAAAAATCCATTTTGCCGCGCCTTTGAAAACGGGTTCCCCTGTGGCGGCTTTTTTAATACGGAATACGCATGAAACTCAGGACAGTCATTTCAGTAGTCACTCTCTTTGCGTCTAGCTTCTTTCAGGCTGCGATCGCCGACGTGCTTCCCGCAGCGCTTCCGCAGGCGACGGTCAACACGTCGCTGCCTGCGGGCTGGGACGATCCGGCAGACGCGACCCCGGCTAACGGTGCGGAGTTGGTGCAAGCCCTGGAAAATGCGGTTCAGGATTCCGGCACATACGTGATCGAGTTGGTTGTCGGCTTGACGTACACAGGTAATTTCGTCGTCAATAAAAAGCCCGGAACAGACTGGTTGATTATCCGCACAGCGGGCTGGGAAAGTTCACCGCCTGTGGCAGAAGGAGTGCGTGTTACTGCGGTAGACGCGCCAAGCATGGCAAAATTGTCATCTCCAAATAAGCATGTCACTTTCCGTGCGGGACTTGGAGCACATCATATCCGATTCATCGGTATTGAGTTTGTCGTGAATGTGCCGTCCGTCCTGCTAGTGATTGCTGGTTATGACGATCTCATCCATGATCCCAAGGTCGATAGTGAATTCGCACATCACATCGGCTTTGACCGGGTCTACATCCATTCCACTTCGGACGTCAACAAAAGCCGTGTAGGAATACTTTTATCCGCAAATCACGCCTTCGTTATTAACTCGCGAATCGAGAACATTAAAGACAGGGCAGACGCCCAGGCCGTTCTCGTCTACACATCCAGAGGGCCGATTCACATTGAAAACAATTTTCTCGAAGCAACCGGCGAGAATATAATGATCGGCGGGGCGGACACAAGCATCGACCAACTAGTTCCGAGTGACATCACCATCTTACGGAATCACATGACGAAGCGGCTCGAATGGAACGCCCACCATCCCAGTTACAGCGGCGTTGATTGGGACATCAAAAATCTATTTGAACTGAAAAACGCAAGGCGTGTGCTTTTACAATCGAATATCTTAGAGAACAACTGGTTGGACAAACAAACCGGATATGCGATCCTGTTGACTCCCCGGAATCAAGACGGTGGCAACCCTTGGGCCGAGGTGAAGGATGTCACAATTGAGAACAACATCATCAGAAATACAGGACGCCTATTCAATTTACTCGGTGAGGACTATCTTCAACCGTCGGAGACCTGCGAGCGAGTGACCATTCGGAACAATTTGAGCTACTCGCATGGCGGGTCGCACTGGGGTGTGACTGGCAGAATACTTGATGTGTCAACCGAAGATCGGCCCGTAAAGGATTTACGATTCGAGAATAATACGATGGTGTTTACGGAGGGAGAATTGGGGCAGAACGCCATTGGCATTTCCGCCACGGGAGTGGTGACTGTAGAACGGTTTGATTTTGTCAACAACGTATTTGATCACGGTCAATATGGATTTGACTCCAATTTGGGAAATGAAATTACTAATCATCAAGTCAGAGGAAACGGATTCTTTTTTCATCCCGATGCGAATAATTACGATCAGTTTGTTGACGATCCAGAATTCTTCGATTCTCGTTATCCCGGCAACCTCAAGGCGAACACGATCGACGATGCGGGGTTCACAGATCACGCGAACCTCGATTACACTTTGACGAAAGACAGCCAGTTCAAAAATCGTGGCGTCAATTTTAAGACTTTAGAATTAGCAATCGCCGGGGTCGTGGATGGCACTCCCGGTCCTGATCCCGGTCCTGATCCAATGCCGCCAACGTCGTCTGTTGAAGAACTGATAGCAGAATTGAAATTGATCGATGTCTCGACTCTGACTGAGGATGAACGTGATAGCTTATTTTTCGTGGTCAACGCACTTTCACGAGACATTTTGGAGAAATGAAATCAGGAATGTCTCACAAGCGAGAGCGAGCTGATGCCAAACAAAGTCTACATTGCTGCCGGAACACCGATCACCTGGAAAGATACAGGCGGCTCTGCAATCATGGATCTCGGCGGCTTGCCAGCAGCCGGCGTCCGTGTTGGTGCGCAGCACGACTTAGGCTCTGGGTCGCGCTCCGAGTGGTATGAGTGGCGGGCAGTAATTGACGGGTTTGATAGTGCGCCGGTGCCCGGTGAACACGTCGATTTTTATATTGCAACTTCCGACGGTACGCTGCACGATGGCGACATCGGGACGGCTGATGCAGCCGGGGCAGTCGATGACCTGCCAAACTTTAAGAGGCTCGGTATAGTGACAGTGCAGACAGTCACGGAAGCCGACGAACTGGTTGCATCCGGAATTGTACGAATTGTCGCAAGGTACGTTTCGCCGGTCGTCCACAACAATACGGTTGACGACTTGCTCAGCACCGCTGATGTGCATCAATTTATTCTGACACCGATCCCACCGGAAATACAGTGATGCCGACGCCAATCTATCCCATCCCATCCTACGGTGAGATGGCACAAAACGCCTTCGAGTCAGTCGCGCCCAACTTATGGGACTCACTGGCGGGCGCATGGATTCCTGCCCTGGGTGTGACGGGCGCAACCAATATGCTCGATGCGCTCAATCGCGGCTATCAAGGCACGTTTGAAAATTTTGTCACGGGTGATTGGCAGAATGACATTTATGGTCCTGCTCTCGATTTGGAATCCACGAACGCATTGAAGATTCCGGCACAATTCTTGTCGGATAATTTCGGGAGCCACGGTTACGATCCGCTGACGATTGCTGTGCTCTTCAAACCCCAGGAAGCTGCAACCTACGCCATATTGATCGATACCACTAGTCGGCACATGACGATGATGTATTCCGCCGGTGGTGGCAACGGCTTCTTTGGAATCGGAACATCACAGGCAACTGTGGCTTTCAATTTTCCGATCGACGAATGGAGTGTTGGTACAGTCGTCCGCAAGATGGTGGGCGATAACCCTTACTTATTTTGCTATGCGAACGGCGTGGAAACAGGTAGCACCTACAGCGCGGGAACAACATTTTCGGAAGAAATAGAAATCGGCGGCAACCCGTCAGGCGGCGCTAATCTGAAAGATCGACGCGTGGGGGCAGTGTATATCTGGAAACGTGATCTGACCGTCGAGGAAATCGGGGATCTTTCAGACGACCCGTTTTTGCCGTTTCGATTGAGGGCCAACCGTGTATTCAAGGTTCCGGCTGCAGGCGGTGCGTTTACTCTGACTGCGGACGCCGGAAGCTACGCGATCACCGGGGCAGCGGCGACGTTGATCGCAGGCCGAAAGATCACGGCAGCGGCGGGAAGCTACGCGATCACCGGGGCGGCGGCCGACTTGACGGCGACACGATCTATCACGGCAGCGGCTGGTAGCTACGCGATCACCGGCGCGGCGGCGGTTTTAGCAGCGGATAGAATCATAACGGCGGACGCGACAAGTTATGCGATCACCGGGGCGGCGGCCGACTTGACGGTTGATCGGATAATCATTGCGGATTCTAGAAGTTATTTGATCACCGGGGCGGCCGCCACATTGGTCATCGCGGGAAAAGCACCATCGGAAATCGTCAACCTTTCCGGACGAAGCACAAACATCAATCTATCGGGACGCTCTACCAACGTGTCCCTGTCGGCACGATAAAACTCATTAGGAGAATAGAAATGGCAGACTTCAACAAGTTTGAACAATTCGTCGAGGACCTGGGACTCAAGATACACGATTTCCGGGCGGCGGGGGATACGCTAAAATGCTATCTCTCGAATGCCGTACCATCGGCTTCTGGGGATGGAGTCAAAGTCGATCTCGCTGAGATCAGTGCCGGAAACGGTTATTCTGCGGGCGGTGATGACGTCCAAAATGATCAGAGTGAGACGGGCGGCGTGTTGACGGTGACGGGCGTAGACATCGTGATCACTGCTTCCGGTGGGGCGATCGGACCGTTTCAGTTTGTCGTACTTTACAACGATACGGCCACGAGTCCGGCTGATCCGCTCATTGGATGGTGGGACTACGGATCGGCGTTGACTTTGTTGGACACCGAGACGTTCACGATCGACTTTGGCGCGAGCATGTTCACGATCACATAGGATAATTATGGAAACAGTCGTCGCAAAAAAACCGTTTGTGGTCCACCCGAGTGACAGCCGGGTGTACGGGTTCGGGTTCGGCACATTGCTGCCGACGGGTGTTACGATTTCGGCGGTCGTCTCAACCGTGGTAACGGGCGGCGATGCGGCACTGACGGCTACGGGCGGTGCGGTGATCAGCAGTCTGAGCACGGATGCCTCAGCTAACGAGATCGCCACGAACGAGGGCGTATCAGCCACGATGGCGAACGGAACGGCGGGGCAAGATTACACAGTCACGGTGATTGTGACGGACTCAGCCGGGGAAACTGTCACCGGGGTGTTCCCGGTGCTATGCAGGAATTGAAATGAGCGTAAGCACAGATATTTCGGATGACATTGTCACAGCGATCGACGCGGGATCGTATGCGATCGAAAAGGTTGAAACTTTCGCCGCAGAGCGGATCCAGGTCATCGATCCGGAGATGATTGAAACTGACAAACTGCTTGTAATGGTCGCACCCAGGGCGATCGATATTTCATGGCTGAACCGCAACGCTGTACTAAATCTCTACACTTTTCAGATCGCGGTGATCAAGCGGATCGACACATCAGAAAACACAGATTTTGACTTGTACATGACGTTCATCGAAGAACTTGGTGACACGTTGACACGGCTGGCTTCGACTTCACAATCCGCAGCATCGTGGATGGGTCTGACATTGCCGGTGAGTTATTCGCCGGTGCAACTTCGCGAGCATAATCTATTTTTCTCGGTGATTGAAACACAATACAGGATGGGACGATAGAGCAATGGCGTTCGGCGAGGGCGGTTTGCCCGGGATTAAAATCTCAATCAAAGTCAGCCAGTTTTTCGACAAGGCTGCTGTGATTGCCAAGCTGTCGCCGGCACGGTTGAAGTATCTCCGGCGTGCTGGGGGGTTCGTCCGCAGGGTTGCATTGAGCAGCATCAAGCGGCGGGGGGCATCACGCAAACCGCCAAAGAATAAAAAGGGCAAGGCATACCAGAAATGGCTAAAAGAGATTCGGGAACGGCCGGCCTCGCCACCGGGTAAACCGCCGTTTACCCATACCGGCTTGTTCAAGGAATCCGGCTCGATCGTGTTCGGACTCGACAGCGATCGGGAAGGGGCCGTGATCGGGTTCCTGAAAGGGAAGGTTGATGATATCGCCGAGCTGCATGAATTCGGTGGAACACGAAAAGGAAAACGTTATCCGGCTCGTCCGACGATGGGACCGGCTCTTGATGCTGTAGAAGAAAAGCTGCCGGAATTCTGGCGGAACTCTATCAAATAGGAGAAAAAATCATGGGTTTTATTTTAGGAAAAGACTGTAAGGTGTTTCGCAACACCGGAACATGGTCATCTCCAACGTGGAGTGAAATCACGAAAGTCGAGGTTGCGACGCAAAGCATTGAAGCCGCCGAGGCGGAATTCAAAAATCGGGGCTTACAGTTCACGCAATCCGCTGGCGGGATATTGACGGCGAGCATTGATCTAGCTTTGACTCATTTTGCCGGGGTTGATGCGGATTACGAATTGTTGAGGGATGCGATCGTTGTCGATCCTAAGACACTTCTTGATATGTTTTTCGCGGACGGTGCCAGCGCGACAAGCAAAACGCAGGGGCTGCGCGGTCATTTCGCCGTAATAAACATGGGGCGCGATGAACCACTAGAAGATGGCGTCAAGAACACGTTCACTGTTAAACCAGCGGTTCCAGTCATCGTCACTGAATTGATGACGTGGTTCCAGATCGCCTAACGGCACACGCAAACTGATGGCCGGAAACGGACTGTTTAGAAAGTATTCAAAAGGAGAATCGAAAAATGAAAGCGGAAACAGCAGAAGAACTTCTCGAAGCTGCGAAGAAAGGCAGCGGGGATAACGCTGGTTCGATCACGGTTCCGATCAAACAATTGGTTGAAGCACTCGGCGGAAAGTCAGATTTTGTCAAAGGAGTGCGAGAGCAACATGAAGCGCGGGCGAATCCCTCAAGGGATTTCTGTCTCGTCAATCGCAACCAGTTGATCGAAGAACTTGAAAAGGCTCTGCCGTCTAAGCCGGAAGTCGCGGGCGAAAAAAAATCGGACCCGTGGAATACGGATGACTCGACTAGGAAACCCGAATCGAAAGCGGCTGCGACGCCTGCGAAGTAGGAGCTCAACGTGGCAAAGTTCAAGGATACGAAAGGGCGTGAATGGGAGATTTGTGTATCTGCCACAACCGTAAAAAAAGTTCATGAGGAAAAGGACATTTGGCTGACAGACATTGCATCGCCAGACGCAGAATCTCCTTACTGGAAAATGGTTAGGAACACCATTCATTTTATTGAGATTATTTGGTTCCTAATTGAGAAATCTGCGGAAGCTAAAAGTATCGATGAAGATGATTTCGGTGGTGCTATGTTCGGAGATGTGATTTTCGATGCACGAAAAGCGTTGGAGAAAGCAATCTCGGATTTTTTCCAGACAGCGGACGAAAGGGAGTTCGTCTTGGCAGTGGTGGAGAAGGTGAAGGAGGGGGATACACTGCTCCATCAGTATGGGACGAAGAAATTACAGGAGAAGGACCTGTCTGGACTGGTGAAAGAATCTTTCGATGCTGCTATGAATTTGCTGGAATCATCGCCATCGATCCCGGCCCGATGACGTTGAGGGAGCTGACGTGGATGTCCGAAGCGAAACAACGTGACCAGTGGCGGCACACATCGCAACTCTTGGCGTTGACCGCGAACTGTAACCGCGATCCTAAAAAGCAACGTGAGCCATTCACGTCTGACGATTTCAACCCGTTTTCAGAAGTGAATACACAGCCACAAAAAACGTCTGACATCTCAGTTTTGAAAATGTTCTTGAAAGATCAGTAATGGCATCAGCATCGGGCATCAGGGCCGGCAAAGCGTTCGTCGAAGTCGGCATGAAGGACAAATTAACGGGGGGCTTGAACAAGCTGCAGAAGCGGTTCAAGGCTTTCGGTTCTTCGCTGACTGCTGTCGGTGCGAAGATCTCGGCGATAGGTGGCGCTGGACTGGCTGCAGGCTTGGCGGCGGTCAGTAAGTTCGCAGCGGCCGGCGACCAGATTGAAAAAATGGCGATCAAGACCGGATTCTCTGCGGAAGAATTATCACGTCTCAAATTCGCGATGGAACAATCGGGCGGGTCCATCTTAACACTCGACAAGGCCGTCAAGGGAATGCAGACACAGCTACTGAACCTGGATCGCGGACTCTCGACAGCTGTTGACTCATTCGACGACCTTGGATTGACGGTGAATGATTTTATCGGGCTGAATGCGGAACAAAAGTTTGCGTTGATCGCGGAGCGGCTGGCCGGGGTTGGCGACGTAACGAAGCGGGCGGGGCTGGCGTTGTCCATCTTCGGTCGCGCGGGCCGCGACATGCTGCCGTTTATTAAAGAGGGCGTAGCCGGAATGCAGGCCTTGAAAAATGAAGC